TACAAAGTTCGACGTGGCAATGGTTTCGGCGACCAAATTAATACCACAAATTTAACAGGAAATCAAAGCACTTATAACCCTGGCGCTAAACGTTATATCCGCCTTTCAATTAAACCTACTGAAATTGAAGAGACTCATTCCGATTCGGAAATGAATTTTGATATGCCAACCTATGCATTGGTTGGTGATACCAAACAGTTACAAAATAGTCTTGGTTTTATTCCTTGTGTAGAAATTCTCAATAATCCTCAAGGCTTCTCAACAGAGGGTGTTGGTGAATTTGATGCAATGGCAAATCATATTATCACGCATGATGATTTGATGCGTACTATGCGAAAGAACATTACATTCTTTGGTAACCCAACACTGCTGTCGTCTCGTCCCAAGACTGACCTCATGGAGGCTGGTGGCGACATGACAATCCAGCGTCCTTCTATTGCTGCGAACTCAGGCTTTACGAGTCCGTCTCCAATGAGCCATTCGATGTTCAAAGCTGATCCTATCAGCCGTGGTGTTGACGGCCAAATTCGTGTCCCACGTGTAATTGCAAACCTGGAGCCAAACGACCGTGTTGGTTATATTGTTCCCGATGCAATTACTGGTGATCAAAATGCGTTTTCTCGTCAGTATCGAGAAGAGATTCGCACAGCACTTGGCGGCGTTGATGAGCTGTCTATTTCTGCTGGCGTGACCGCAACTGAGTATAAATCTTTATTTGGCCGTGTTTCCGCAACATCAAAGAAAAAAGCAAACGCCATTTACACTCATGGTATCTGTCGTTGTTTAGAACTGATTATTTACCAAGAAGAACAGTTGTTCAAGTCAACACTTGCAGCAGCTGCAGGCCTTGAGAAACCCGTAGCACTTGCCCCTGGCGCACCACCAGAAGAAGAAAATGCGTATAAGCAAGCAATGCAAATGTACGATGACAAACTCAAAAAGATTATGATGGCTTGTATCGAGACCCAAATGATTCCACCAGGGGTCATGGGTCTTATTCCGGATGGAGATGTCACTGTTCTATGGCGTTGGCTGGGTCCTGTTTATGAGGATTCAACCCAAGATATTCTTAACAACTCAATTGTTGTAAGAAATTTGCAAGAATTAGGTGTTGATAGCATTGAAGCATTGAAGTACCTCTTTCCGTCTAAGACGGATGAGGAAAGGGCCGAGATGTTATCTGGGTTCCCATTCAGGATGGTGAATGAATTACAGGGTGCATACTCTGCATTTGCCAGGTTAGTGGGGGGAATGATGCAGACTCCCCACCCGCAAGCACCGGATTTACCGATGGCAGCGGACCCAAGATTGGACTTGACTCCATATCTGTATCGAACTCTAGAAGCTTTACAAAAGGAGATGAGTTATGCAGGACGCTACCGTCCAATCGATCCCACAGACGAGCCCAACTCCGGCAGCGGTGGCTCCCAGCAGCTACGTGGTGCCCAGTTACCAAGCGGCCCCAGCAGCCCAGGCTCCAGTGGCAGCACCGGTCCAGTATCAGGTGGGTACCAGCTACCCCCAAGCGGTACCTCAGGCGGCCCCCAATTACCAATTCGCCCCGTCTCAGTACGCCCCCCAATCCCCATCGGAAGCTCAGAGCAACCCATGGGAATCGGCGTTCAACAAGGTGGTGAACCTGCTGAGCGCACCAGTTCAATCCCCGTTCCAGGGTCAACCATCTCAGACGACTCAATACGCTCCAGCCAATTACGGCCAGCAAGCGCCCCAAGTTACGCCACAATCGGCTCCGCAGACCTGGCAAGCCAACCCGACATCCTCGCCCAACTCTTCCCAAACCTTCTCGGTTCAATCCTTGGAGGACGTAGCGGATCTGCTCCAGTGGAGCCCAGAAACCCGCCACGTGGTAAGCGCGTACGGCGTTGAAGCACCAGCCATCCTTAACAACTATGCCCTCCAACTGGAAGGGATGCTGGATAGTGCTGTTGCCTGGGGCACTCAAGCCAAAGGTCTGATCGAAGGCTACGCCGAGTTCGCAGTCAACGAGCACCAAGAGAACCTGGCTTACAACGAAATTCTGACGAACCCTGATGTTCTCAGTGATTACACTCTGAAGTTCTTTGGTCCCGAAGGTCCGTACCCTGTGTACGAGAGCGAGGCTGAACTTGAAACCCCTGGTTATCGCACCGAAGCAGTGAATCCCATGCTAGGCCAATTCCCTGCACCTCCTTCTGCTTCTGCTCCTCAACAACCTGAGAATTTCTGGGGCAGCTTCAAGCAGCAGATGGATGTGGATCCCAGCAATGCCTGGCGCCTCCTGAACCAAGCTCAGCCTCAAGTTGTTGCAAACAAACTGTTTGTGATGGAGTGAAGTAATGTTTAAACTTGCTGGTAAATACGCAAACGCAATCAGCAGGGATCCCGTTGCTTCTGCAGTGGCTGGCGGTCTTGGTGCCGCCGGCCTTGCTACATTAGGTAATGTAATTTCTGGCGAAGCTCAGGAAGAAGGCCCTGGTCGCGTCGCACTCGAAGCTCTAGGTGCCGCAGGACTTGGTAGTGTGATGGGGTCCAGGATCCCAGCAATGCGTGGAGTAGCTGCAAAGACACTTCGTGATTTACGTAGTGTTGTTAATACTTCACCAGCCGCCACGGCTCACCGCGCAAAAATGTCAGAAAGAGACATTGCTTCTGCAGAAGGACTTCGTAATTTTATGCGCGAAGCCTATAAGCAAGGTGGGGATCCAGAACAACTTGTTAATCAATTCAGAGGTGGTCTTCGTGCTGGACAGGCCTTGATTAACACGGCCGGAATTCCCCTCGGCTTGACTGCTGCTGGCGCTGCAGGCGGCATGATTGGCGGTGGTGTGGCTAATCTTGGTCAGTTTGTTGGTATCCCTGGTTTAAATCAGGATGAAGCAATGCAAGCTGTGGCGCAACAAGCATTGGATCCTGAGGCCTATGGTTCCAGTAATTCCCTTGGTGCTCGCTATAAAGCACCAACTACGCAGTACGCGTAATAAATAAATTACCGGCTGCTAAAATTTGTGTTAGATAAGACATATCTATGTCTGAATCTTTCACCCGATAAAACACTTCCTGCGACACTGGAGGATAAAACAAAGTGTTCATTGATAACGACTTTCCAAAGATTCTGGGTGCCGAACTCTATCGGCCCCATCCTGCGTATATCGCAGAAATGGCAGTCGAGCCTGTAGTTGTTCACGACTTCACTCGTCAGCCTGGTCAAACGGTCCAGCTAGATAGGTATAAGTTCTGGGGAACCCCTGGTACCAAGGACAGCCGTGAGCGCATTGCCGATCAAACCATCGGTACCGCTAACAGCCGTAACATCACCAAGGAGAAAGTCCTGGTGGTGCTTAAGGAGTACACTGGTCCTGCAGATCCGGGTGATCCGACTCAGCCTAGCACCTTTAAGATTGCTCGCGAGACCTTGATCACGGCTCAGCGCCTGCTTCTGGACTCCGGGAACTTAAATATGTTCCACCAGTCGATCGGTAGCTTGACGCTGCTGGACGACTATCGCCGTTGGCGCGACCGCGTGTTCATTGACGAACTCGCTAAAGCAGAAGCCAACGGTGCTGCCTCTACCACCCAAGGTGGTTACTACTTTGCTGGCGGTAAAACCAAAGACTCTTCCGGTCGTATCAGCTACACTAGCACCGAGTACAGCAACGAAGTTCAACAGTTCCAGGTGAAAACCGACCTGTTGACCATTGTTAAGGATCTGCGTAAGCGTAACGTTCCGACTTTCTCGGATGGGCTGTATCGTTGCATCTGCGATCCTACTTTCATGATGCACCTGCGTCGTGACGCGGACTTCCGTGAGATCGCACGCTACGCTGGCAATCCTGGTCAAGGCATGTACATGGGTAATCCCATGATGCCAAATAATGCCAGCTTCTACATGGGTCCCCAAGCTGGTCAGGGTTATTTCCTGGCTGGTGAGCCCGTGATGCCAACTGGTGTTCAGTTTGAAGGCGTTAAGTTCTTCGAGTCGACCAACTTCCCAACCAAGAACGTAACCGCTTCCTTCGACGGTGGTTCTACTTATACTTCTCAAGAAGCTGCTCAAGGTTACTTCTTTGGCCCTCAGGCTATCGGCGTGGGTATTGGTGGCCCCAATGCTCAGGTGTTGATCAACAACAACGATGACTTCAGCCGTTTTATCATCCTAATCTGGCAACTTTACGCTGGTTTTGAAATTCTGAATAAGGATTTTGTGACCACTTCGTATAGCTTTGTGGCTGACGACGGCACTGTTTGATAACAAACCATAAATTCAAAATACAGGAAAAATAAATGACCTATTTGTCTGCAAAAAAAATCTACCCAGGTAACTGGGCAGAACCTCTGAACGGTTGGTACAAGAATATTGATACCAACGACAATGGTAGTGATGATAGTTCCAAGGGGGGGCCTACTTCTGTACTGGCTCTTCCTGGCTATCGTTATTTCCAGCAACGTGGTTACGTGGCCGTTACCGCTACCTCTGGTAGTGGCCCTGTAGCTGCAGCCGATGTGATCGTCCCTTCTCCTTATCGTCAAGACGACACTCGGCCCAATATCACCGGTATGGTGATCTCTGGCAGCAGCACGCTGCCTGCTTATGTGTATCGCGCTACCATTTCCGTTGCTTCTGGCTGGGGTGATGGTCGTGTTGCTTCCGGTATCTATGCCGCTACCGGTAACGTAATCTCCTTTGGTCGCAGCAATAGTGGTAACCCCACCGCTGCTTCTGGTGTTGGCGAAGGTGTGATTCAGGCCAACCTGGCTTCTACCACTTCTGGTACTCAGGCTGGAGAGATCTTCTTTGCTGCTGGCGCCGCTGCTTACAGCTCCAATCCGTTCTTAACGGCTTCTGGTGCCGCTGGCGTGACCGCTGGTAACGTGAACTATGCCGCTACTGCTGCTACCACTTTGAAAGTGTTTGCAAAAGAGACGGCTAATAGCACTGCCACTTCCGGCGGTTTCTACATCTCCAGTGGTGATGCTTCTGGTAACCGCACCGGTTATCTCGTGGTTGAGTGCTGCTACATCCAACCTGATGTTGCACCTGGCTACGAAGACATCGATGGCTACCTCCTGGGCCGCACTGTCAGCTGATTAGGTTAAACTAAGACCAGTGAACAACTGGTCTTATGTCAACTACAGCAGCAATGCTTTATCAGCACAAAAAAACAGGTGCAAGAGTCAAGATTGTAAGCGAATGGGATAATGGCGATTGGTTCATGGTCGAAGATCAGGACGGTCGCCTTTATACCGCTTACAAGACTGAGCTTACACCTGATGAAGCTGCCACTAAGACCGTGAAAACGCTTCAAGTGAAAGATAAAGCTTCTAAAGAGGAGCCGAGGACTTTCCCCCCGGACAACCGTTTAAATATCAATTCAGCTACCGCCCAAATGATCGCTGATCATATCAAGGGTATTGGATTAAAAACAGCCAGAGAGATTAAAGATCTTCAAATGTCCTTATCGGGTGAAAGGTTTAACAATCTCGAACAGTTAAAACAAATTGGGCGAGTTGACTGGGAAGCCGTTATTGCCGCTGACCTTATTAGGGTTTAATTACCCATCTCCTTACTAAACCCTTGGGAAACCAAGGGTTTTTTAGTCTTACAATTAAAATAAAAAGAGATGGCTGGTTTAATTCCAGGGGGACACGTAGTTGATCCCAGCAAAGATATCTATCCAACTTCTGGCGTCCATATAGATCCACGAGTGTACCCTCGTTTTGGGCCCAATAAAGATAAACCTATCAATCCAAGAAACGCTAAATTTTTATTACAAAATCTTCTTGTTGGCGGTAAACCTGTAGTTGAACAACGCTACGGAACTTGGCAGTGGAATTTTCCTATTACCAGTGAGTTTGGATTAAGAAACACAGGCATCCCTGGTGCTAGCACTGATCACAAGGGTATTGATATTGCTGGAATGAGGGCCGGCACTCCAATTGCGTATCGAGGTTATGGATCATATAGACCAGGGGAAGGTTATGGTACTTTTAGTGTTACGGATGCTCAAGGCAACCCTTATGATCTCCGAGTCTTACATACAACTCCTGGTACTTTTGCCGAAGTAATTGCAGGAACACCTCCTCCAGCTCCTATCCTTCCGCCTTCAGAAGCAGACTTAGCAAAAGAAGCAGCGGATAAAGAGAAGTTTTTAAAAAACTATATTGAGAAACAGTTTGAACGTGCGGCGTTAAATGAAATGCTTAACAGAGAAAAAAAAGATCCTTTTGCAGAATTTCAAGAATTAATGCAAGCCATCCCAATGGGTGTCATGCAAAATCCCCTGGGTTAATTCAGTGCATTTATAATGAAAAACATACGGAAATAAGCTGTGCAGCTCAGCGACTTTGATAAAAGTAGAGTCAGGTATCACCTAGGCTACTTCACGGTTTCCGTGCCAGCGGGCGACTATGCCCGTCTGGAAGAAGCAATGAATACAGTCCCCGATTCGTATTTCTACGATAAGATTGTTATTCAGATTGGTCGCTGCGACACAGCTGAAAAGAAAACCGAGGTTGCTACTTCACCTTCTACTCGCCTTGAAAGTATTGCTGGTGACGTTGATCGTACGATTCGTTCCAGTAATGCTAAGGAGGCACTTAAGGTTTGGGATGAGATTTATCTTTACGAAACCAACCGTTTAGCCGGCATCCTTTACGTTCCCAACTACAAGGATCCCTTCCAAGCCAGATACCGTTACGAACGCTCTGGTGCTGAATTTATTCAGGCATTACCTGGTCCCGCCGATACTGCTGTTGGCTCTCGTCTTTATTTACATGAGGTTTGGCGCTAATGGCTCCTAAATCACCCGCTGCTTTTCTTTATAACTTTTTGGGCCGTGCCGCACAAGACCCAAGAAATTATCGTTTCTTGCAAGAAGCCGCAGGAGATGTGCTCTCTCGTGTAATTCCAAAGGGCGTAAACTGGGGCGGGTTACCTGGCCAGTTTTTAAATACTCTTGACGATATCAGCAGAATGGCTCCTGGTGCAGCAAAAGAAGCTGCACGTACAAATGCAAAAACAACTTTAACTCGCGCCGCAGTTTCTCCGCCATCACCTTCTTCTGTACGCATTGGCCCCGGTGGCTTGCCTAGTGCGCCTCCTATTGGCACACCAGTGGTGCGTCCTCCAGTAACAGCCAGGGCTCCTTCTACACCACTACCTGGCGGTGGTCCTTTTAATATTGATTACGCACTTCGTCGTGCCACTGGGTTTACCGGTTCTCCTGCGCAAATAGCAGAAAAACTTGGCATTCCTCTTACTAAACCAAAGCCAACATCTTTTTCAATGCCTATGGAGGGCATGCTTGGCCCGTCCAGCCCTCTTGGTCAAATCACTGCAAAAACATCAATGTTTGCAAGGGCACCTCAAAGTGCTCTGCAGACAGGTGTTGGGCAAGTCGGAGGACTACTGAGAAATCTCCAGGGACGTATCCCTACGGCACTCAATCCTTTTGCAACCCAGAATCCAACAACGTTATTAGGTAGAACAGGTAAGTTCTTTAATCCTTTAAATCCAGGGGGACCATTTAATCTTGTCAATACGCTTAATCCGGTCCCTGGCATCAGTGTAGGAACCAGACTTGCCTCTAGCCTTGGTTTGACAGGTGCTGCAGGACTTGGCACATCAGTTGCAGGCGGCCTGGCTGGTTATGGTGCACTTGAAATGCTTTTCCCACAAGGCACCGCCGATGGAACGTTAGAAGGAAAAGACGCATATCGAAATAATTACATGCCTTTTGGTGGAGACCCAAGTCTTCGTGACGCACAAGGACGTATTTGGGCAGGAAAAGATTATGGATTCCAGTCACCAGAGTCATTTAATAAGTTATTTAGTGGAGCACAACAAACTACGGCTGGTGGGGCTTCCCCGCCACCACCGACCCTCCCGCCTTCTGTGGATCCTGGGTCGCAAGCCGGACAACTGATAACACCTCCCACACTTCCGCCTGCAGCCCCCGCTGCACCTGGTGGGCCTACGGTGTTATCTAACGGGGCCGGTGTTCCCGCACAACGTCAAAATGTCAAAGAACGCCAACTCTCTCAAGACGTACTTAACGCTGCTCAGCAGTACGCTGCTCCTGCAGGTATCCCCCTTTCTTCCTTCTATGCGGGCCAGCAGCAACTGGGTAGGAGCATGGAACAGGGTGGAGAGCTTCAGCGTCGCTTGAAAGAACTTGGTGGCGCTGCTGGGATGAGCGATCAAGCCTTGATGGCTTGGGCTCAAAAGAACCCTGGCCTTGCTTACCGGGAGTTATTGAAACTCCAAAACAGAACCCCACAGATGTAAAGAAAATGCCGGCACCCTCAGGACTTGCTGCAATTTTTCCTCAAGCTTTTTTAAACGCAGCTTTTCGTATTGGAACCCAAGAAGCAAGAGATCCCAAATATGGGGCAAATCCAGGTACCATTACGTCTATTCTTAACCGCTACCACCATCCTGGTTATGGTAGTAATTGGCAAAAATGGTTACTAAATCCTAGCCAGTACGCTGTTCTTAAGAAACCACAAACCGAAAGCGGTTCTCAAGCACGTCAGTTTTACAATTCACCAGAAGGATTAAATCTTCTTCAGCAAACTGCGCAACAATTACGTGGCGCTACTGACTTTAGGTCGACATCTTACCTAAAAGATCAAGGTTTGTTAATGAAATATTCTGACAACTTGATTCCTGTTCAAGTTGGCGGACGCATTCAATACTTGCCACCTGCAGAACTAACAAAACGGAGGCTATCACCTTATTTACGAGAGAACACTTTTTTTAGTGAATCAGGGCCAACTAAGACACAATGGTGGCAAAGGTTAGGACCGCGCAGTGAAACTTTTGAAGAAGAATTGTCCCCAATGGCTTTAAACAAAGCCGACATTGAATTGGCTGGACAAATGGAAACCATTGACGCATGGCAAAAGTGGTACAAAGAAAATAAAATTGTTGCCGAAATGAATGAACCGCTACTCTCAAAACGTGAAACTCCTACTTCTTCTTTTGCTAATTTTATGCGGGTTTTCGGAACACTTGGCGCATAACATTTATAATAAATAAAACAGAGTAAATGAATGTCATCAACTTCAACAAACAAACAACCACTGTTGATTGATCGGCCGTTATTTGATTCGGTTCGAGTAACAACCCAAACTGTTGGCAGTTCTACTGCCAACACGCTTTTTGTTCAAGGCGGCCAGGCTCCATCAATCCTGGTTGATATGGATGCAACTCTGCAAGAAGACAACAACAATGGCGGCGTTGTTGACTCTATTGCCATCACACGCAATGACTTTTATCGTGGTGCAGATTACACGGTTAACGCGTCAACTTCTGGTACTGTTATATCTCTTGTCAGTGGTCAGGTTGTATTTATTTCTTCCACTGGAGTCTTAGGAACTGCTGCAGCAAGCGGTTACGGTTATTACACATACACAGGTGCAACCACTCTTACAGGCGTCAATACTGCCTTAATTTATTCGGGTGGAACTAGTAGTGGTTTTTCGTACAACGGAGTTGCTTATGGTTATCAACCGGCGGTAACTTTTGTGTTTTATCACACCCGTGGCACAACAACCCCTATCCCAGCTTCGGGCGATTACCGTGTTTTGTTTGCAAAAACTCTTCCCGCCAACAGCGGCTCAGTTGATTGTTCTGACTTGATGCCACAACTTGCGGCTCCTGTTGCACAAGCCGGTAACACTACTGGTTTAGGTTCCACTGCACCGCTACGCAACAAAGGAATTTACCTGGAGCGAGGTGACCGCATTTACGTTGGTGTATTCCCAGATGGACCGAATATTTCTGGCTATACACCAGGTGCTCATGTTGTTGCTCAAGGTGGCTTTTTCTAATCATGGCCAAGCAGAGTGGAAGTTCTTTTGGGAACTTTACTCGTGTAGAAGTTTTTGAACCACGGGGTGTACGTCCAATAACAACGGAGTTTTCCCGTGGTTCTGTACCAAACTCTTTGTATACCGTAAACCGTGAATCTGCATGGTCTAGATGGCGCAGAGGTTATGAGTTAGCAACTGCTACTTCGTACAATAACGACTACGTTTATCAATTTAAATACAATATACCTAACGCAACATCGAGCGGTAATCCCTCTCCTGTAATCTCAGGTGCTTTTGTTGGTTATCCAACAACAAGTAAAGAGCTTGGAATGCATTGGGCTATTTGGCGTTATGCTGGATCTGTGCGTTGCGACCAGTTAACCGATCCAATAAGCAGTCAAAAATTATTTGTTGAATCGGTTACTGAGGACACCAATTATTGGTATGTAAAACTTGCAGGTACTTGGAGCGCATCTAATCAGCTTCCGTCACCTTTTTATATTCCTGTACCAGGTGAACCTAACGGTTTAAAGCCCGCTAACACAGAAATTTTTGAAGACAGGATACTTGACGTTAACGGACCAATTATTGATAAGGACACAATAAATCCAGCTACGCAAACAAGATACGGCTATGTACAAGCTGTTGTAACAGCAGTTGACCAAAACACAGGCATTCTTACATTTAAAAAAGCTGGTTCAGTGTACATAACTCCTGACCAAGCTTATGTAACACCGTCTCCCATTGGGTTTACACCCGGACGTTATTTAGTTACAGGTTCAAGATATAGTTGTACGTGTCAAGATTTTACGCGGCGTGATTATTCTTTTATGTCAGGTAGAGGCGCCAGTAATAAAAAACAATTTCCACGCACAACTCTTTCAAATATTAAACCTGGACGTTTTGAATTGACAAAACGAGATGGAATATTAGATAACAGTGCAATGACACGCCCAGATCAAAATCGTTCATTAGAA